TTCGTTTTCTTCTCCACCAGTTCAATGTGTTCACCAGGAGCCTTTCCCTTGACCTGGGCCACGGTCACGGATAGCAGATCCGAAGCCCGCAGGTTGGTGTTGATCCCCACCGTGAAAAGCGCCAGGTCCAGGGGTTTGTCAGCCAGGAGGAGCTTGATATCGGCGATGCTCTGCTTATCAGTGATGGGTTCCACCTTGATCACGCTGCCCTTTGCCGGATGGTTTGTGTTCGTGCCCTTCATCATCATTGCCGTTCTCCTTGTTTGATAAATTAAGTTTTACGGGTATATTTATAAAACTTAATTTATCAAGTCAAGGTTTTTTTGAAAACTTAATTAAAAATCATCCTGGACAACGGCAATCGAATTATTGCCGGCGATAAGTTCGTTGAAATGATCATCCGCCCTGGGGACGAAAACAGCGCCAACAGGATCTTCATCCCTGCCAAAGGGTTTCAGTATGAACATCTCCCCGCACAGCTGCTGATACGTCAAAACTTCCTTGGCGATCCGGGTCCGGGCGCAGGTCAGGACGCTTCGGCCAACCTCGGCCTTGTCGTCGCAACCAGAATCCGCCAGCATGTCGAGATAGATCTCGAACCGGTTCAGATGGTAATTCACCACCTCGGAAAGGGTCCCGTGCCACACCGGCGTCTTTTTCCCGGCAATATCAACGGCCAGGGTGCCGTCCTCGAAATGAAGGGTCAGGTTCTCGTTCATTGAACGCCTCCTTTCCGCAGGCCGATGCCTTCGAAATAATCCTTGGTTCCACGGCGGTACCGGGCGAGGTTGGTTTTGACATTCCGCATGGCCCGGTAAAACCACTGCTTGCCCACGGGATAAATATTGTCGGCATGGCAATAATCCTGGTAGGCCCGGTAAAGAACCGCGGGCCTGATGTAAAGCCCTGGGGAAAACTCCAGCTGGGTTCCGGAAAACATCTCCACGGAATAGGGCACCTTGCGCTCGGGAAACTTTCGCTGCCCGCCGTTCCGGCTGTCGGCCCGCTTCACGATGTTCCGGAGGTGCTTCTGGGAAATCTCGTTCGACTGGTGAAGGTCGGAGAGGATCTGCACCGTCTCCCCCTGGATCGTCGTCATGGCCTGGGTGGCCGCGGTCAGGGCCAGGACGATGGATTTGATTTCCCGGATCGTTTCCTCATCAGCAGCCCCGAAATATCTGGCGTCCTTTTCACCGGCTTCCCGGAGCAGCTTCGGAAGGCTGGCCAGCCATGCGCGAACCGCCTTGGATTTTTCTGTTTTGGCGAACATGGTGATAAGGTATGCGCCCTGTTCATTAAAGACCCGCTTGGAATATTTTTTTCCGTCAGTTGATACCAAGTTGATATCAACTGAAACTGGGTCCAATTCATCTTTGTTCCGATGATAGATATTCGTGATCGACATCCGAGGTTCTGCATACCCCAGACACCGCCCGATATCCTCCCCGGACATCCAGTGATCACCATCGTGTTCGTGGAGGATAACCGCTACATCCTCGAACCTAACCAGTTTGTTTTCTTGCTTTTCCTGCATTTTCCTACCTCCTTGTTAGAACGTTGAAAAACAAAATCCCGAGACTTGTTCACGCCAAGGAAGCGCCCCCGCCCTCACGGTAACGGGGAGTCTCGGGATAACAATAGACAACATTGCCAATAAAAAAAGCCGATGACGGAGGCATGCCGTCCTTGTGTGAACGGGGCCATTTAAAGCAGATTCCCGTCCAACTGTCAAGTTTTTCTTGTCGGTTCGAGTCCCGCTGCCCCTTCCCCGGGTGGCGGACAACCACGGCCAGGGCGCTTGCGATAGGCATAACATTCTGAATTCCCCCTTAAAAAAATTTTTTTTACAAAAAAGCTGTCTGTGTGACACACCCCGTAGCGCACCGGGGGGTATGGGACCCATTTCGGGGGTACCCCCCATGGCAACCACCCCAGCCAGGAGTGAGCTGGGCAAGGCGGCCGGTCCGGATCAGCCCGGGGATGCCCCTGGACGCCGTGGAAAAATGCCTTGCCGTGCAGCTCGCCGGAAGGAAAATGCCTTGCCGGTTCATTAACTTTCGAAACCCAAAAACCACAGCATTTCTTAATGAACCGGGGGTCAACCTTGCCTTGTTTTGATAACTCACTTATTTTATTCATATTTCCGTTTTTCAACTTCATTAACTTTTTAAAGATAAGTTAATCAAACCATATCAACCCCGCAGCACCCGCGGCCCTCCCCTGAACCTCAGAAAATTAGGCCATGGGGGGATGAAATAGCATGGCAATGGAATGGACGGATCTGCATAATCCACCGGGCTCAAAGCGCCGCCGCCCGTCCATAACACGCTATAATTCACTTCATTCAAAGATCAGGCTATCAGAAAACGAGCAAACGTTCTGAATTTCGGATTCGAAGGGATGTTTCATGAAACACTTCATACTTTTAATTCTGATAACTTTTTGTTTTTATTGAATGTTTCATATTTTCACCTTTTCTTTCTATAAAACTATTTATAAAAGAAAAAATAAAGAAAATATATAAAGGAAAAGTTTTGACTTCAAAACGCTGAAACCATGAAACACTTAATAAATTAGAATGGTTATCGAAAATAAAAGTATGAACCACTTCATGAAGTCGTTTCAGTGTTTCCAACCATCTGTTCTTTATAAAGGGGGGTTGCGGGGAAGGCGCGCTGAAAAAAACGCTCTTCCGGGGATTCCTCAAAATCCGTCCCATAACCCACCTCAATGTAATTTTAAGTATTAATAATTAAAGGGTTTTTGCCTTTTAATAGTCTGGCCAGGCTAAGAACCCCACTCGACCTTATTCTCAATGCCGTAAAAATATTCTTTCGTGCCCTGGGGGTCACGACGCTTCTTGATGCCGGAATAGTTCAGCCGGATCTGCTCATAAAAATTCTGCTTGCCCAGGGGCTTCATGCCGCCGTCATCGCACCAGTCTTTATAGCCCTGGTACAAATCATTGGGCAGGATTCGAGACTCGGGCGTCATGATGCAGGCCTCTTCAACAAACAGAAGCACCGGGTTGGATTTCTCCCGGAACCGTTGCTTTGCAGCTACGACGCATTCAGGAACCACAATTTCCCCGGCCTCTAAAACGAACTGGAGGCCGTCCAGCGCCCACAGGAATATCCCGTCCAGCTCCTCGAGCAATTTTTCCTTCAGGTAAACGTCAGCGTCTTTGCCATCGAAAACCTTGTTGTATTCCAGGACGATAATCCGCCGAAAAAACGACTGGGTTTTCTCTTTAAGCCCGGGGAAAGCGTTCATGCTGATCATGTGCTTGGCGATCGGCGTAAATTTGGCGTCGGATTTATATTTGACCTCTGCCTGGATCTCATCCCCGGACGCAATCTTTTTGAAGTTGGTGACATCGAGCTGCCCGGTTTCGGTCTCGCCGCATGAGTTGAGCAATTTGTCCCGGATCTCAACAGGGCCAAAGTCTTTTTCCATCCTGGCCATGGAGATATGACTCACATTCTCTTTCCCCAGCATTTGACACAGGATGAATTCGACCAAGCCCTTGCCGTTGCCGCCGCCGCCGATCTGGAACAAGGCGCAGGGAAACAATATTTTTGGATACAGGCAATACCCGAAAAACTGCTGCAGGACTCCCATCTTTTCGGGATCATCTGCGAAGGTCGCAAACAGGGATTTTTCCCATAGCGGGCATTTCGAATCAGGATCGTAGGAAACAGGCATCTGGACCCGGGAATAATAATGAGGGGCATGGGGAGTCAACTTCATCGTGGTGACGTCCAGCATCCCGTTCTTGACATTCAATATCATCGGGTTGTTTTCAACAATTTCCGGCTCAACATAGGCCTGATCCTTCAGCAGCTGGATGGTCTCGCTGATGTTCCGGCCTGAGGACAGATCCCCGAATTCATGCCGGGCCACCTTGCGGAGTGTAGCCTCGGCCAGGAACCGCCAGACCCCGGATTCGTGGTACCGGTAGAAAACATCGCCGAAGTCCTTGCCCTCGAAATACAGAGGTGAAAACAATTCCTCAATGTAATTGGCCAGGCGAACGGGCTTAGGCTTGGGACGGCCCTGGTCATCGAACGTGATGAAGTCCTTCCTGGGGGATTTTTTCTCGGCAGGTTTATCAGCGGCTGCAGCTGCAGGCGCCGCCGGCGTAAGAGCATCATCAGATTTCGGAGGCTGCCAGTTCGGATCATACCCGGCGCAGAATTGAGCCAACTTATCAGCTCCCGATATAATCGCCCTGGCATCTGCCCAGGTCTTTCCCTGGCAGGTATTATGGAAACATTGATAGGCGATTTTCCCGGAGGAGTCCTGAATGATTGCCGCTTCGTTCTGGCCATGGCTGGGATCGAACAGGCATTTTTCGAGACGATACAGGGTTTTTCCGGACTGATCTTTAATGTTGTATACATGCCCGTAATGATTGAGGTATTTTCCGACATCAACCGGCCCGAGATCGAGGCCCTGAGATCGATTATTTCGGGCGTTCTCGGGTTGGCGCATGGTAGAGGCTGGGGTTTTTTCAGCCTCGGCAGGTGCCATGGCGGCCAGGGCCTCCAGGAAATCAATTCCCATCGGATTAACATCAGATATAGATCTCATTCAGGAGCGTTTTCCATAAATTTCGGGTGCAGATAGGATTTCCGGTGAGGGCGGCTGGGAATATGATCGCCTTTCCGGGCGGTGGTTCCGTACAATTTCCAGATCCTGGCCGGATTGAAAACAGACCGGTCAACCTCGACAGCATCATTGCTGAATTTTGCATGGAGAGCGTGGAGACATTTCCGGATCAGGGCAACATGATCCTCATCCGGGGTAAAATCGTCCAGGCGGACGGACAGGTGAGCCCCGTTGCCGCTCATGGCCGGAATGGTGTGTCCGGTGGTTTGAAATTCCTGATCCAGCCATATGGCGATATCGTTCCTGAGATTGATGGCGGCCTGGAGCTCCGCGTCGCTGGAGGATATCCCTGTGGGGCGTTTGGGATCCAGATCGATGGGCAGCCAACGGATGCACCGGATGTCCTTGTCCGATGTCGTTACGGTCTTCTGGTCAGCTGCCTTAAGACGGTTTGCGGCCCTGGCCAGCAGATCGGGATTGCATGGGTTCATGACAAAATAAATGCCGGGGGCCTTGGCAGCCTCCAGGGCCTCGGCGCATTTGCCGAAGTCCTGGGCGTTGTCAAAATACCCGTACACGATGCCGGCGCCGCGCGCAAAACCTTCCCAGGAGCCTTTGCCGGACAAACCGTAGGCGCGGATCTCAGTCACCTCTCCAGGGGTGAAGAAGAGGTTATAAACGCACTCGAATTCGATCATGCTATTCTCGATTTATAGAGGGTGTAAAATGGCCCGTGGTCCACAATCGTGTAATCGACGCCGATAGAGTCAAAATAATTTGCCCAGGATGACAGGATCGAACGGTCTGTCGGGCTGTTTTTACGGATCTCCGGGAGGAAATCAAAGTCATGGGTGGGCGGGGGTTGAATCTGGTTTTGTATAATAGGCATGTTTACCTCAAAAAATATCCCTGTACTGTTTCATGTGGTTGCTGTTGTCCCATCGATCACAAAGGCCTTGGGGGCTGACCTGGTACATCCTGCCGCCATCCAGACCGATTAACCGGCACCGGGATAATTCGCTGACAAAATGATTACAATGGCCGCAATACCTGGAAGTGCCGCCCCTGCGGTAGTTGAGTTCGACCTTTTTTTTAAGTTTAGGAATCCCCATTCCAATCCTCTTTTCCATAAAATTTAAAGAGCCGTTTTTTAAACTTGCCAAGAGCCCTCTTTTCGCTTTGGAAAACACTGTTTCTTGATATGCCAAAAATTTTAGCGCATTCGCTTAGTGACAGTGGGCCGTTGTTACAAACATCAAAAACACATCTACCGCCCGGCAGCGCATATCTGCATTCCGGCACGTCACACGGCGTTTGTTTTTTGCATTTTTCAGCTGTCATCACTCCTCCTGGGCGTCCTGAATTTGCATCTTCCATGATCATACTGATTGCAGTATGTTCCGGGGTCCATGTGGCACCCACACCGATGATCCGCATCCGCTTGAACCGCTTGTTGGGAGGCGCGGATTATCGCATGATATATTTTACACGCTCCACAACATGTGGCATCGTCAGGACCATTCCCGCCGCACGAACAATTATCATTAATAATATCTGATAATTGCTTTTCTGATATTGAAATCATGTTGCCTCCTAACGCGCTGATAACCGGCGCGAAGAATGAGCGTCCGCGTTCATTAGCTTGTTAGTCATCTTCATAGTTGTCTTCATCCAGTGCGTTTTCTACATCAAAGATGAAACCACAACGCGCACAGCATTCCAGTCCAGGGGTTGGCTCGACATCATCATCGTCATATTGATATGTGACTTTGCATTCACATTCAGGACATGCCATTACTTTCACCTTTCGACTAACGTGGAAATCAGCGGCGGCGTTAGCTGTCCGACTGAATTGACTGGTTATGCAACGAATATATAGTCCCCATTGCGTTTTTGGAACCACACCCTACCGCACTTCGGGCAGGAGCGTATTGCGTTTTCGGTGTTCGAGAATGTCTCGCAGTATGGGCACTTAATATCACGGCCAACTGCGGCAATCATTATTCGGACCGCAGGCTTTCCGACAATATACCCAACCCCTGGGCGATAGTGTTTCCCTCTATTGTGTCCTGCAAACATTTTGTCTCCCGCATAACAGTGTTGATAGATGGAAAATTCATCCGTTAATCAGAGGGTTCGGGGAGAGCTAAGCGGGCAGACTCATAACGCCTGCTCTCCCCCGGCTTTTCGGCTATCGACCACTGCCAGACTTCGTTTGGCCCAACGGCAGAAATGCTTTCGACCGAGCTTCAACGGTACTGCCTCCGCTCCCGGGGGATAGGTCAGGAAATAACCGTGGTTCGCAATGGTGGTTGAATTCCCTTCCCTTATAACCCAGGCACGCCTATGGCGTTTTCTAGCCACCCGCATCCGCTTGAACCGCTTGTTGGGAGGCGCGGATTATCGCATGATATATTTTACACGCTCCACAACATGGGGCGTCATCAGGACCATGACCGCCACATAAACAATTTTCATTGATGATTGCTGATAATTGTTGTTCTGATATTGAAATCATATTTTGCCTCGCAACGTTAAGCATGAGCGACGGCGGTTTATGCCGTCAATTCAAGCGACTGGTTAGATAGAATCAAAGCCAACGTATTTGCGCGGTCCGGACTCCTCCTTGCCCGCTATCCAAACCGACACCTCAACCCTATCTCCGAATCCATCCCTGACGGGCATATTGTCAGGTAAATCCCTTAAAACTTCCCTCAAAGCGGCGACTGTTGTACACTTCTTCTGCGTTTTTGATGTTGCCATTAAATACCTCCCTGTCATTGGTTTTGTCCGCTGAAGTGATTTGTTATGCGCCCCGTTTCTCATTTTCATCCCCTTTTCACGGTAGGCTTGATTCACCTTCCCGCTTGGCCCTTGGAACCTAACCCTCTAAGCGGTTGCAACCTTTTCCATCATGAGCTTGATAAAGGCGGTATCGTCCCAAGTCGTTTCCGCCAGGTAGGCATGACCAGTTTTCGGGGAAATCATCCACTGACGAGCGCATAACAGTGTTGTTAGGACTTTTGAATTATTTCCAAAGCTCTTTCTGCCTGGTCATAAATCCGATTATACTCTGTTGCAGCTCGACAACTTTTGCATGTTCCAGGATCTATCCCGCTCATCTGCTCCGGAGTACATGCACACACTTCGTCCGCAAGATTTGATAGTTCTTGAATTGCGTCAGACATTACTTACCTCCATACCGAGTCCTAACGTGGCGATAACCAGCGGGCGCCTTCACGGCCTCGCATGGCACGATTGCCAGGCGTGGCGCCCGTCTGGTTCATTGCTGGGTTAGACACTCACAGCACCATTCTCAACGGATACGACAGGACATCGAGCGAAGGCGCCCTGGTTTCCTGCATTTCCTTCTCGAACGCTGCCAGTAATTCTGGATCATTCGTTTGAGGTGAGATCCTTGTCACAAAACAATGGACAGGCACCTCGCCATCAGTCCTGCCTTCCCACACACGGGCTGGAACTCCATTCAACTCCACAATCTTCTCAGTGCTCTCAATTTTGATCTTCATCAACACCTCCTCGCCGTCTAACGTTCAGCATCAGCGGACGCCACGCTTTTCGGCGTTCCGCTGCATGCTGTGGTTAGCGGACATAAGTAAAAGAAATCCCATCAAAAACCATTCCCCGAAAATGGTGAGGGACTGACCTCTGTAAGGCGCTAAGCAGATCCCCCCGGAGGAAGATATCCTCCTTGTCGTATTCCATCGCTTTTGCACGGCACTTAGCGAGGAATTCCTCGTTATAGGGGCTCTCCATAGCCTCGCGGTCCGCAAAATCTGGAAATGTCTCAAATGGTGCTTTTGTGACTCCCACTTTATCCTCCACTTCCCGCTAACAGTGTTGTTACATGGAAACTTCCTCACGGCAAAACCCACCAGGCCACATACCCGGCCACCAGTACAGCCAAAGTCACTATCACGGTCTTAATCCCTTCGACAGCCACACGGCGCCGGTATTCCCGCTGGTAGCGGTTTCTGCGAACGGCCTGAAAACGGGGGAATTTATCCTCTATTTCAACATGCGTCGGCATTTTGACCACCTCCGTGCTTGATTTCGTTATCCACGAATTCATTCAGAAGCATCGCAAGCAGATGCCGACCTTGGCGTCCGCCGTATTTAATGCCATGCGGGTATGCCTCGCGGAGAAACCCTGCAGCGGCCTGAACCTCCCACATCGTTAAATTGATGCCACGGCCCCGGCAATATTTCTGGAAGCTCCGGACCTGTTCGCCCAGGAGCTGGTGATTGCCGGCGGATGCGGCACTGCGGCACATGGCGACGATAATAACGGCAAACGCGATGCAGGCGGGTATGATAATGATGTATTCCATGGGCATTAACCTCCGTTGACGAAATTGCTCAGAAGTTTAATCAGAAATGATTTCCCGGAAGCGCCGTTTGGTTTTCCGGGGGGATATGAGGCCTTCAAAAAAGATTCTGACGCCTCGATCTGCCAGGGCTTTAAATGAATCCCGCGGAGAAGACAGTACTTTCGAAACTCGATGGATTTCTCGTGAGCAGAGCAGGGTAAAGGCATTTCACACCTCCTTGAATGCGCCGATCTTCTCAGCCAGCCAGAAGGGGATCTCGATCGAGCCCGGTTGAATTTTGGCCATCCGTTTGGACACCCACGCCAGGCTCCCCGTCCTGGACACTTTCACCCACAATCCCTTTTGACTCTGAGCCACAATCCCCTGGATGGGAACCAAGACTCGTCTGTTTGGCGTCATAGGTCCTCCCTTCGTTGATAATCCGGACGGCCACCCGTTTCAGGATCAGATACCCGATCAGATCCATTTCGTCGTTGTCGCCGGGGTATCTGTGCCCGCGGATCATCCTGGACAGTTTGTCATCGATCCGGACGTTGATCTGCTCGATCGGGTCGGCGTGGGAAAATATCCGGATGGGGTTGATCGCGGAATCTCCATACGAGGCGTTTTTCTCCAGGAGAATGGATTTGATTTCATCGCACACGTCCATGATCACGGCAGGGGTCGCCTGCCCATGGGTGGGCGGGGGTGTCGCTGGGGTGATGGCGGGCCTCGGCCGGATTGAGGGGAGAGGGTTCCCGGCCTTGGAGACATATCGTTCGCGGTTATAATTCTTGATGCAGTTTTTGCAGTAGCTGTGCAGGCCGTCCGGGTTGTTTTTGGATTTTGTAAAATATTCCGGGGTGGCCGGAAGTTTTTTGTCGCATTTCCGGCAGGTCTTGGCGTTTTCAACGGCTGTTTTTTCAACGGGCCCAGGGTCGAACGTTGTTTGATGTTCCATGATTTCATCCACCTTTCTGCATTCCAGACATCCCGGGTCATAGGCGGTCCACGTCCGGGGGCTTGAACTGTTTTTAGCGGTCTTACGCCTGGCCAGGCAGGTCGTAATCGAAATATCAGCGGAATACCGCGTGCAATGAACCCGGATATCCGGGTTCAGTTGGGACATGTGACAATCTCCACAAGGGATGTGTCCGGGATGATGAAACACCTCCCGCACCGGGGGCATTTCCAGAGGGCGTGGATAAAAGAAACAAGGGCGAATGATGGCCATGACGCGCCGAACCCGCAGGGGCAGTTGATCTTTTTCATGACTTCCTCCGTGTATTTTTGAGTTTGAACGGCTTGTCTTTAAACGGGTCGATCAGCACCAGGTCTCGCCGGCCGGTTTTATCCGGAGGGGGGATCAGCTTCATCACCTCGCGCAGATCCGCCTCCAGCCTCTTGATGGTCGCGGAAATCACCCCCCGGGCCCGGATCATGGAGATCCCCGTCTGGAGTTTTTCCAGGCCGGTGGTGATGTTGCCGTCAGGGTCCAGGGCGGCCAGTTCGAGGCGCAGCTCCTGGATGGTGGCGTGTAATGCCCAGGCCGCGTTGTCGATGGGGGTCAGGGTCCGCAGGGTCATGCGTCGCGCTCCAGCACATCGGCGAAAAATATTTCAACCGGGATTCCGTATTCCGCGGCGAGCCGGGTCTGGGTTCTGATATTGACGCGGATGCCCCGTTCGGTGTGCACGATGGCGGAGTGGGTGCAGCCCAGCCGCCTGGCCATTTCCCGGGTGGAAATCCCGGTCAGCTTGTGCATGGCCCGGCGGACGTTCGCAGCAGGGTACCCGATTCCGGTAAGGTTCAGAAATGTCATGGTATTGGTATTCATTCTTTTTGCTTGTTACTCCTGTTACTATGTGTTATTAAAGCCGTTATTCCGCTGCGCGTGGGCACACGCATGCCCCGGTGCCGGTGGGCTTGCGGCAATAATGAGTCCCATGGCAATGCCAGCAGAGGCACTTGTCAACCGCCGCGGAAATGGCGTCGTTCAATCCATACAGGGTGAGTTCATGGAAGGGCACGTCCCATTCACCGTTCTGATATGTGGCAATCCGTTCGCCGGACCAATACGGCGCGGAGTCCAGGCCCTCATAAAATCCCGTCAATCTGTAAATCTCCATGCCGATGACCTGCCGCTCGTGGGCGGCATTGATGACATGGCACCCGGCATAAACCGGAAACATCGCATGTCTGTTCCCGCCGCGGGTGACGAGGGGGTGCATGGGCAGGCCGTCCTTGCCGGCGATGATCTGGGCGGTTCCCCGCCAAGGATCGGATCCGCCGGTCTCCCAGAGGCACATGTGGCCACGGTTGGAAATCGAGATGGGAAATTTTTTGATGACAGGTTCAGGTTCAGGGCTTTCTATGGCTGAGTTTTCCATTAATCACCTCAAAGGGGTTATATGACCGGGGATAAATTTAAGTTGTTTTGGAACTCATGATTCAAAACCTCTTGACTCGTTAGTTACACAATCCTAACTGACGAGTCAAGAAAAATGTTAGCATTGAGATAAATATTATGCAGAACAATCCCGTAAAAATATTTTTTGAGGAACTTGCTAAGTATTACGGAATTCCAATCGATCATAAATGGAAATCTCAACTTCTTAAAAAGATTGATAATTACGCATTTATTAAATCATCAAACGCTATCAATATTTTAATCAATAGGGGATATTTGCCAGAACACCATATTGTTTCTTTTATAAACCTTGGCTTACCTGATCATCTGCTATTATTGTGTGAGCAGTGCTCAAGGACACCTATAAAGAAAAATGATGTAACCCTGGGAACATCCTGTACGCCAAACAGCAATGGAAACGTCCTGGAAATGCCTCATTTAGACATTGTGGGGAAATTTCAGAACAAGGAACGGGCCAGGCGGGTGAATTGGCAGCTGCTGGAAATCGAGAAATACGCGCCGGAGAAATGGGACACCATTGAAACCTACCTGCAGGGGATCCTGGATGGAGTTAAGCCGGTTAAGAAAAAGCTTAAAAAAAACGGATCATGATGCTATCGTTTATGATTTTTTTTTAAGATGCCCTTGGCATAATTGAGGTTAGGAATGAAAATCCTGGCGAAGTTGTTTCGATTATTGGGAAATCTTGCTTTAATATCTGGTATTTTAATTATTTTAATAGGGTCTTTTTCGGTTTTGTACTTCAATGGGTGGGGAAAGTTTATCGATCTTTTTAATCCATTTAATATCGGTAATCATCTTGCTGTTTTATTAACCCTTTTGCCGGGAATGATTTTTCGTTCTATTGGCAACAAAATTGATCCGGATATAGGAAAATTCGTCATAGGCATTGAAAAATAATCAAACGTAACCACCGTAACTAGTTCTTGACTTTCATTCAACTTTACCGGTAATGAGAACAAAAAACCAACCAATTTGATTGGATATGAAAATGCCGGATAAAATAACTTTTCACTATAAGGTTTCTCCGAATTATGCCTTGTATAAAATCTCCGGGGCGCACGGTGGAATCGGCGCGCAGGGGGACATCATCGCCAATTTTTATTCGGAAAGGCATCCTATACCAAAATCAGTGACCCATGAATTAAAAGAAAACGGGACCCTGGGAGAGCCCCCTATTGATATCGAAAAAAAGGAAGGCGTTATCAGGGATGTCCTGTTTGGATTTTCTTTGTCCGCACAAAACGCAAGGTCCATCGGGGAATGGTTGATCAAGATGGCGGATGAATTTGAAAAGCTTCAACTGGAATTTAAGGAGCAAAAATGAAAGCCTACCCTTTAACTAGCAGCTCGATTGATTTCAGATCAGGGGGGCATGAATCAAACCGGGTGAACTATAAGGTAATGCTCGATCAAGCATTTATCAGTGGTATAACGGTCGGGTTTGTAAGGGGGGTGGAAACCATGATGGCGAAACAAGCTGTTGAAAATATCGAACAGGAAGAAATCCATTACCTCAGGGAGATTCCACTGGATCTGGCCAAGGACGAAATAAAACAATATTTCGAAGATCATCACGGTGAGGAATTAACGGCGGCTGATGCCGCAATAGCGCTCCTGTTGGATTTCGATCTGGCGGCCGAGGCTTGCGATGAACTTGAAAGGGAAGGTAAAATCAAAGGCGTATGACAGATAAACCTTGCCGCCGGGAACTGGACGATTGCATAGAAGGCGATCAGATATTGATTGAATGCCGGACTTACGGAAAATGGGATTTATTCCAAAAATCAGGCAACCACAAAGGAAGCCGTTGCATTATCAAAAAAAACGCCAGCGCTAGAATCCTTAAGCCATTCACCAACGTTAAAAAATAACCATGTCCGTCCACCAGCTAAAAGACGGCCGGTGGTTCGTCCAGTACCGGGACAATTCCAAACCATCCGGCTACACCAGGGAATATTTCGGCCGGGGCCTCGATGCCGAGCGGGAAGCCCGGGACCGGAACAATGCCCTGGGGCTGAACCCCTACGAAAGCAGAACACCTCCCGAACAAACTCCCCTGTTTGTGGACATGGCCAATGCGTACCTTGCCGGGAAAATCGCCGAGAACGAGAGAAACACCATCAAAGTCTTGATGTATAAACTCAACCGGAACATCCTCCCGGCCATCGGGGAGCTGCGGATCACGGACATCACGCCGGGCAGAATCGATAAATACGTCCGGGCCCGGATCCTGGACGGCGTCAAAAGATCCACCATCAACCGGGAACTGACGGACATTATCTCCATCCTGAACTGGGCAGTGGAACGGCGCCACATCAAATACAACCCCCTGCACAAATACCGGAAACCCAAAATCGACGATGAAATCATTTTCCCGCCCACATCTGCGGAGATCCGGGCCATCTGGACCCACGCAAAACCCCACCTGAAGCGGGCCATGCTGATCAGCTATTACACCGGAACCCGGCCGGGAGGGGAGCTCTTCAGCCTGAAATGGAGAAACGTGGACTGGATCAACAAGACCATCAACATCACGTCGGCGAAAAAAAACGGGCCGGGTGGACGGATCGTTCCCCTGCACATTGAACTGATCACGGCTCTGGAATCCTGGTACGAAGAAGACCAGAAGCGCCAGGACGGCACGATCGTCCATTACCGCGGTCAACCAGTAGCATCTCTCCGGAAAACGTTCACCTCGGCCAAACACGCCGCAGGAATCACCCGGAAATTACCCCTGTACGCATTCCGCCACGCCTTCGCAACCAACATGCTGGCCATGGGGGGGGATCTCAAATCAACATCGGAAATGCTGGGCCATGCGTCGCCGAAAATTACCATGCAGGTCTACCAGCACACGGACGCGGCCCTGCACCGAAAAAACATAGATAAACTACCCGGTATTTGCTTCGAGGATCTTGGTAATTGATTTACCAGTTTACAACAAATTATTGATTGTAATTCAGGTATGTTAAAGCCGACCGTTCGCCCTGACACGGTAGAGGTCGTTGGTTCAAGCCCAATCGTGCCTACCAGAAAAATAAAGGGGTTATGAAAAAAATCATAACCCCTTTTGCTTTGGTAAATCGATAATGTATTACCAATTAATTATCATTCAGATATACCCATGAATTCTACATAGCACCGCCAATGGTACGATGTGGCTGTGTTCGGGTCTATTGTTACAATAACCGCCGTTGATGATGCTGCTATAGTTGCGGCAACCGAATTGCCAGTGTTATCGGTTGTCTCTATCGTGTCAACCGCTCCGGTCAAAATAGCATTGCCAGCAGCAGGGCGATGGAACAGGGCAACGTACGTACCGCAGAAATTTTTGCTTTCATCGTTGTCTTGAGTCCCTATTATCGTAGCCTTAACTCGGTATACATGGTTCTCAGGTATCCGCTTTGATATAATAGTGGCAACCGCGTCGGCTGCAGTGGTCAGTTTGCTGTCAACATCAAAATCAATGGCTCCAATGTCTGATCCGGAGTTTATATCAAAGATGTAATTGAACGCTCCGCCGCCATTGGTATCAATGAGTTCGGACGTGACTTTGTTTTTATATATTGTATTCCCGGCTCCGAATCCTGCAAGCGGACCGGCCCAGGAAACGATTTTGCTGCTTGCGCCAATGCGAAGATCCAGGACCACATTACCCACAAAAACCGAATTTATGATGCCGCTTCCCAAAACAAATCCGGTGTCAGCCGTAGACGTTCCTGCAGTTGTCCATGTCGCCGTGTTTCCGGTCACTGATGCCCCGTTTACATCAGTTATGGAGTAGGCACCAGAGTTTCCACCCTGACCAGCGTTGACCACCATATTACCGGAGACAGTAAGCGCTGTCGGTATCGCAACCAGGCCTTGGATCAATAACCCCCGCTGATATGGTTCGATGAAGGTATTCCCGGAAATTACCTGATACCCGCCAGCTTCACCGCCCGTGCCGGCGGCGTCATGGTCCGGGTTGAATCCGTTCAGCCCCCGGATGCCGGTGTTACCGGTGAATGTGAGGTTTATAACGGTGTTCGTATCGTAGCTATTCCCGGCATTTGCATTGGAAGCGTTTTCGGTGAGATTTCCAGTGATGGAGGCGTTATACACTGGGTTGCCGCCCCCAGCTGCTGCTCCGCTTACTGTAATTCCTATTGAGGTATTCCCGTCGGGCGTTTCCACATGCTCGGTGACGATATTATCAGCAATCACAATATCTTTGCTGTCCTGGTAGGTAGCGTCAGTATCAACCCGGATGCCGTACCTGGACGGGTCGTTTACCCGGTTGCCGATAATCCGTACTCCGTCCGCGCCTGTGAGGCAGATTCCGCCGCCGTTTGTCGTTTCAGTGAATCCATTGTTATGGAAATTGTTATTTGCGATGAGAGCATAATCACATCCCTGACCGGAAACACCCCTGCCGTCCGTGTCCTTTATCATCGGGCAGTTTATAACCTGGCATGATGTCCCAGTAATGTTGATGCCATGTATTACAGATGAACCTGTTGCGTTCGCCTGATTCGCCACGTTGCCGTCAATCCTAATGCCATCGACTACGCACCTGGCCCCGCTTAACGTCACAAGCGCGCCGGCGCATCCAGCTTTGGCTTTTAATTCTCCTGGACCATGTAATCCCTGGTCATCCGCCGCCAGATTAAACTCGTCAGTGTAATAGGTTTTTCTGGAAAGACGTATATCTGCTCCGAAAGCAGCTGCTAAATCAAAGGCTATGCTGTCGTCTGTAACCCCATCGCCCTTTGCACCCCACCACTCCGGGTATACCCATTCAATAATTGTAGTGCCGGAAAGACTTATACCAGATGCGAATACCTGTTTTTTAGGGGCGATGAACTGGCCATTTATTGTTGCAGTTACCGTGCCATCTATGGAACCATAGCACTCGAAAACACCCGATGTTGTGATATTTCCTGCGCCGGAGATAGACCCGTTGTTAATTAAAGCCCCTGCGGTGGACAGCGTAAATCCGGAAGTGGTAACTGTGACTCCGGGAAGTACTTCAGCGGAAATGGTGGCAGGCAGGGAAATGTTTCCGGCCAGGGTGACGTCTGCTGTGATTTTCAGGTCGACGGCTACAGTGGAAATTTTCGTAACAGCAGTCGCCAAACTCGAAAACCAGCTGGATTTTACCGTCTGGCTGTCGGCGAAGGTGATGGTCCCGGACGTGTTGAATATCTGAAAATTCCCTGCATCGATGGAGCCGGTTCCGGAATAGACGATATTGCCGGCGCCGGTGAAGATTGCGCCGCGCTGGTGGCGTATGGTCACGTTGGCCGGGATGGTCAGGTTGGTAACGATGGGATAATTTGTATTACCAGGCAGCTCGATGGTCACTTCATCGGCTCCGGCAAGGTCGATTAATTTTTTCAGGTTCCCTGCGGTATAATTCGCGCCGGCGGCAGCCCCATGGTCCGTGATGGCCGTGGCGTTGGACACATACCACACCCCTTTCAGGGTGGAATATTCATCCGCCTTCAGGCTGGGGATCCGGGTCAGGGTGGTGGTGGAACCGTCATGGGTGGGAACGGTAAATGTTTCTGTTGGGTCGCCACTGCCCCAGTTGATGTCCTCCTCACCGATGGCGCCGGTGTAGCCGGTGATGTCGGTTATGTCCGCGGCGGAAAGTCCGGAAACGGTCATCAAATAAAATAGAACGGCTAAAAAAAATCGGTTTGCGCGGATCATGGTCATTCTCCTTTTTTTCGGGTCATGGCGGTTCGGTCCAGGAGCATACGGACATCGGCCGCGATGTTGGATGTGGTGGCGTGGATCTGGTCGCTGCCGTCCTTCAGTTCATCCAGGGCGTGGGCTGTATTTTTCTGCTGAATCTCCAGGGCCAGAAGGCGGTTGTCCGTGATCTTGTGGAGATCCAGGCATCGTTTATGGCTATAACCGCTTTCGGGCACGGTATTTTTTTCACCCGGCCAGAGATTTTTTATTACTGTTCTGCCGAAGGCCCCGCCTGCCGCGGAAAGAACTGCAACGCCAACAATGGTCACCGGATCCGTCATGTTTTGGCCCTCCTTCAGCCTGGTTTGTGTATGAGAAAAATAACAGCGCTTGATTCAATCCACGCCCACCGGTGGGGAGCGACATCAGGAAGTTCCCCGGAGCCGCCGCTTCACCCGGACTTCAGCCTTCCGGCGGGCCACATTGATTCTTTTGTCCAGGATCTGGAGCTTCTGATCATCCGGGCGGGACGCGTACCCGGGGGAGGCCATGGCCTGTGCCAGCATGGCCTTGGCTGTTTTGCCGAAATACAGGCAGTGGTCCCGGTAAACATCCTCGGCCAGTTTAATTTTTTCCCCACGGACAGTCACCCGCTGGCCGGGCTTGCCGGGGTATTTCTCCAGGCGTTCCAGCTCCTGTTCAACCGGGTCGTTGGTCTCCACGCTCCATTTGTACGGAAGCCATTGCCGGAAAACCCCTCCGGGAATAACGGTTTCATTTCCCCACAGATCCAGCTTGGCGGGCATCTTGTCGGACAATCCCGGGATCACCTGGGAAAACGCCTTCAGCCATTCGTTTCCTTCCCGGACTTTGGTGGTGCCCTCGGTGGCTACTTCATACGTCCGGTTGATGGATCTCCAGAAGGAGGAATACGGCACCCAGGAAGCGGCCAGGCGTGGCACCATGCCCTTTGCGCTGCCCTGGGGGTCAAGGATCTGCTGAACCCCCTGCAAATAAGAGGAATCGATCAGGTTTCCTTTGATGCCGTGGGCTACATTCAGGAAAATCTGCGCCGCGGATTCGTCGTCCTTGGCGTTTTTAATGGCGTCATGGGCTATGACCACGGATGCGATTACGGTATTGAACGGTTCTATCCGGCGGTACTGATAATAAGTGTCCCCGATTTTGATAGCCCAGGGCAGTTTCCCTTCGCGGTAAAACGCTTCCCGCTCATTCGGCGTTTCGGGCAAGGGCCCGGTGATTTCGCCTTCGCTGATTTTATAGAACGTATACAGGGCGATAACCGCCCCTTCGATCTGCTTGGCGATCACCTCGGGCGCGGCATGGCCCCGGCCCATGGCCCTGGAACCCCCTTCCTTGACCAGGCCCAGGGCTGGGGTCATCTCAAGCCCGCGTTTGGTCAGGTTGCTGATGGTGGATACAAAAGGCACGATAAACTGGGAAGATGGACCGATGAACGGGATCTTCCGGGAATTCATGATCCACTGGGTGAAGGGGTCCGGATTGTCCATGAAGGTGCTGTAGCGGGCCTGCTCCATGCACGCCTCATGATCGGCGTCGGATAGTTTCTCTACGAATTTCCGTTCGAATTCAGCGCGGGCCTTGCCGGTCAACTTCTTCTGGTTGGCCGCACGCCTGGCCAGGGTGTTGGCATGGGCGTCATAGGCGATGGAGTTGGCCCACACATCCATGGCCCGCAAGAAACGGGTGGGCATGGTGATGTAAGGAGCTGCTTTACGCAAAACCTTGTTCGGGCTGCGCTCGAATGCGCCCTGGGCGTGGCCCATCTCCTGGGTCCACTTGGTTTCAAAATCAGTCACCCGGTTATGCCGGATCATCTGGCCGGCGGCACGGGCGCCACGTTTGAACCCGGACTTGTACCCTGCCAGCATGGGCACGATCTCGTTTATAAACCGGGTCCGCTCGCGGCCTGTCAGCTTGCTGATGGGAAGATCCACCAGGGCAGTCAAAGCCCGGTGGGGAACCTGCCAAGCCAGCCATGCGGTGTTGGATATGGTGTTGACCAGGTGCGTGGGAGGACCTGAAAGGATCTGGTTATACCAGTACTCCAGCAGGTAATCCTTAAAGGCTGGATCGCCCAGGCGGTCCATGAACCGCTGCACAGCGATCGGATCATCGAAGTTCAGTTCCTGGAATTCCTTCAACTCCCGTTCGTTCAGGGATCGTTTCAGTTTGTCAAAGGCCCGGGCCATGCGCTCGATGGAGATTTCCCGCTTGTGGATGTTCAGTGCACGGCCGGCCTCGGAGCTGGCTGCGGAAACCGCGTTGAACACATTTTCCTTGAATTCCATGTACCGCTTTGAAAATTCTTCAGGGGACAGCTCTGTGGACATTTTCTTCAGGGTGTCCATGGCGTTGACGTTCACCTGCCGGGCCGCGTCGATTTCAACGGCGGTCAACGCCTCGCCGGACCCGGCGCGCTCTATCACCCGGGCCATGCGTTTGTAATCGCCCCGGAGATTCGCGGAAAGTTTTCCGGTCTCATCCCAGGACTGAACCTTCCGGGGTCCGGATTGCGCGGCAATGTCGGCTTCGAATTGTTTCAGGTCAGTGGGGATATCCTGCTTTTCCAAATTCACGGACTTGGCATATTTAGGCAGGTCCTCGGCCTTCCGGGCCATCATTTCGGCGATATCCGGGGGAACCTTCATGTTGATCAGGTAGTCTTTAAAATCCTGTCCAACGCGCTCGGCGTTCCGGCGCAGCGCGGCAATATCCTTGTTTACACGAAGATAAGCGGCCTGCTGTTCGGGGGAAAGGTTCTTGATTTCGGAAAGGTTGAGGGACCCCTTTTCGCCCAGGAGGGTGTTGAGGTCGGAAAGAATATCTTTGATGGATCTGGAAGCGGACTGGACGGTTTCGTATTCTTTCTTGACATACGAAAGCCAGTGTTTTAATTTATGGTCAACGAGGCTGGATCGGGCGCCCATCGTCGGCTTGCTAACGCCGGAAGGATCGCCCCCGAATTCAGCCTTTGTTATTTCAACATCCGACACAAAAGCGCTGTGCAGCTCATTCCCACCAGGCTTTTTTACATCCTGAACCGTAAATCGAACCCAGTATTCATCCCCGGATAGGCGGACCTTTGAAAGATAATTCTGATATCCGCTGATATTAACGTGTTTTTGGGGATTCCGTTCAAGCTCATAATAGATGGGTTCCGCCTTCTGAATAAGATCGGGGAAGTGGCGAATGGTTTTAAAAATCAGTTCATTGCCTTTATGTCGGGCGAGCTTCCCGAAAATCTGGTTAACAAAAAAGATTTCCTTCCCATCTCTGGAATTGACGGCGCTTTTTATGGCTTTATAATCCTTGAAGGCCTGTTCATGGGTGATAATTTTATTTTCAATTTCAGTCGGTTTTAAATCCACCACCCTTTTATAAGCAACTGATGGATCGGGGTTGCCGGGTTCGGTTTTAAACCGCTCCACATAGACGATTTTCTGTATCTCATCCGCATGCTTGGACAACTTTAACGCCACTTTTGGATCCACTTTCATATCCGTCAAATATCGGCGCATGGTTTTTCCGGCTTCATCAGCCTTGCGTCGGATGGATTCAATATCTTTGCCCAGGCGCTCCAGGGCGGCGGTTTGTTCCGGGGTAAACTTCGACTTGTCAAACGATATGGATCCGCGGTCACCCATCAGGGTGTTCAGATCCTGCACCGTATCCCACGCGGATCTGGTTTCTTGTTTCTTTTCTTCAAAAAAAGCTGTCAGTTCGTCCACGGGATCGAGCTTGCCGGAAGAGCGTTTCGCTTCGGTGATGCTCAGCTTGCCGGTGGCCACCTGGGCCTGCACTTCGGCGGGCAGATTCTCGAATCCGGCAGGCTCTTCAGGCTCCCACTTCAGATCCTGAAGGAATTGCTTTTCCTGGGCGGTCATGTGCCGGTCGAGCTTGTTCTCGAACGGGTCGCGGAGAATCCTGCCCCGGCGCAGGTTCTCGGGTTGCTGTAACAGGTCCACAAGTGACTCGTCCGGGTAGAGCCAACCTTCTTCCTTGAGATCCCGTTCCAGCAAATCGTGGGGTCGGCCGGCGGTCCGAAGCAACCGCTCGGTTTCATTGGGCACGTTCCGCATGCCGGTCTGGCCTACCCGCTCACGGAATGTCCTGGACTGAATGCCGCCCAGTTCTTTGATTTTGCCTCGGAGGGTTGCAACACGGGATTCCTGTTGCGCTTTTTTAGGAAACATCGTTATGGGGCGCTTGTTGAAAAATGCCTCTTCGTTCATCTCCGCGGAGGTTTTCAATCGCTCCTGAACCGGTTCTGGTGGCGGCGCTTCGGCCTGTTCCCGGGCGATGTCTTCAGGAAGTTTCACACGGCGGCCCTGGGGAACAGGCTGAACCTCGATCAGGGGCTTATCCAAAGATTCTTTGGATACCTCGATAAACCGGGGGTCCTTCACCGGCGGCGCTTCGATAACTACGGGCTCGGCTTCGTGCGGCTTGATGTTCCTGCGGACGATGTCCTGTTGAGACGGGATTTCATTAAACGCCCGGTCAAGCTGGTCCGAACGGATGGCACGCTCGCCTTCCAGGGGAATATCCCCCTTAATGCCGGCTTCTTTTTTGGCCAGGATGGATAATGGCTTTTCACCGCCCCGGGTTCGTTCGAGGGCGGTTTCCGTCCGAACCTGGTCCTTGGCAAAGGTGGCATCGAGGCCGGGCCATTTGGCGGCGGCTTGTTCAAGTTCTGGGGATTTGAGCTTCAGGGTCTCAAACACTTTCCCGAAGGCGGCCAGCTCGGCCAGGTCGCCGATGGTCATCAGGCTGGCGTACAGGTTGGGGTGTTTGCCCTTGTCAAACAATTGTGTCGGGGCTTGGAAAACCTGCTTGATTCCGGTGGGAATGGAGGCCATGAAGTCCAGGGATAGTTGCGCTCCGGGGTCGGTAGGCTCGAAGGCGTACAGTTTGGCCCGCTGTTCACCGGCGATCTTGACCGCTTCAGGGTCGATCTTGCCGTCCATGGCAAGCTGATGGGCTGCGGTCATGACCCGGGTGTAGATATCATCGGCAAACCCCACCGCGCCGGTGACAAGGCCGGTGGCCGTCTGTTTCGCGGTCTCAAGGGGGTTGTCCATGGCGGCGATCTTCCGGCCTGTGTCCACAAACCCGGAACCGATATCGGCTGCAGTTTTACCCACTACATCACGGAGGAAACTGGGTTCGTTAACCTCTGGCGAGCTCGGGGGGTTAACGGGTTTTTCATCTTCAAAAACAAACCTTCCGGCAACCGGGGCAGGACCTGGGGGAGGTGTGGCTATGTCTTCGAAAATATAGGGCATTTTATTTTATCTCCAGCCATTGGGTTCCGTCGGATCGATACCGTTTGCCGGATTCTGTATCGCGGATGATTTTACCTGCACTTTGCTTGGGATCGGGCATCTCGTTCATTGAAGGAGGTGCAGCTGCAGGGCCTGGAACTGGAGCAGGCGCAGCGGCCTGGGGAACGGTCCGCCACGAAGGCTGTTTGCCCTGGGCGATCAGCTGCAAATCCTGCTGATACTGGTTCACCAGGTTTGCATAATCCTTCTCTTTCCCGGCAATGACGGTCTTGAATTCCGGGTCCATCAGGCTGGCCCGGAGAAAATCATAATACTGCTTCGTGTCATCCACGAGCTGCTGCTGGGTATAAACCGATTCCGGGCGGGTTCGTGGATCAGGCTCCGGGTCCCGGTAAATTACGTTGCCGGAGGCGTCCACCAGGCTCCTGCCCACGTTGAACCGCTTATCCTCTTTGGGCTCCGGGATCTCCACGCTGGCAAGGCCCAGTTGGGCCAGCTGACCGATGATCTCCGGTGACCGTTCGGGGTGCTTGCTGATCAAATCCATGGCCTGGAGCATCTGCTGCCTGGAACCCTTCATCTTGAATCCCTGGTAATTGATGTCCATGGTGGGTCCTGAAAACGTCACCTGGGGAATTTCTCCAGTGGGGTTCATGCGGCTGTATACCTGTTTGAACACATTGTCCGGGTCCGGGGATTTTTCGGCGATGGAATAGGCGGATTTCAAGGCCTCGGCGCTCATCCGCATCTTGTCGATATCGGCCTGGTCCTCCAATCGCTGGATCTGTTTTTCCTTGTATTCATCCTCTTTCCGGGTGCGCTCATCCTCGCGCTGCCAGACCATGCGGTCCATGGACCCCTGAACCGCACCGCCGGACGCGCCTTCCATCATCTTGCCTAACCCGAATCCCAATCCGTACATGCCCATGAGCTTTCTCCTTTATACTACAGGCTTCATCTTGTTCCACATATACATCTGCATCAGGTTGCCGGCCGTGTTGCCCAGGCTGGACCATCCCTGGGACGCGGCGTTGCCGTACATGGAAGCCAGGTTGCCGTATGCGTTCCCGGCGCTGCTCAAACCGGCGGTGGCGGTGGCGGGAAGGTCCCGGCCTACTGAGGTCAGGTTCAGCATTTTTGTAAACCGGTCGTTTTCCAGATCCGCTACAGCACCGGTCTTGGCTCGGGATCGCTCCAGCTCGATGGTACGCTGCGCCGTATCCTCCATGCCGGACCCGAACTGGTACCTTCCGGCCAGGGTCCTGCGAGTGTTGGCGGCAACATCTGAAAACCCCCGGTTCAGGACGCCCATGGTGCTCTTGTATTCACCGGTGCCTTCGATCGGCTTCATCTTGTACCCGGTGATTTGCCCGGATTTATTTTTCACCGGGGATACGAACTGACTGGTCATCACGTCTTCGAGGGGCGCGAAAGTGTCCAGGTACCGTTGCCATTGATCCGATGCAATCTGGCTTTGGGTGTCCGCGACTTTGCCCACTTGCTTGGCCTGATCGTCGGCGGCTTCGCCGGCTTTGTACGAGGAATATGCAGAGGTTCCAGCGCCGATAACGGCAGCGCCAAGAATTGCGGTAGCAGTTCCTATAGCCATTTCAAATCCCCCTTATAAAATGGGTTTCAAGATATTCGAAACCCTGCCGGCCGTAATACCGGCGCAGGGCCTGTTCTTTGGCCGCGTCCAGGGATACCATGATCAGCTTGTCGGCGGCGTTGCCCCATCCCCAGGACACCAGAGCTTCCAGCAGATCCTTTTCAACGCCCCTGCCCCGGAATTCTTTGTCAACCCACCACCATTGTTCCGTCAAAATCTTCTGGGTCAAATCCAGAAACCAGGGGGAAACAATCCCGGCAATGCTCCCCACAAGGGTTTCGTCAGTGGCGGCGACGAAAATTTCAGTGGCTGGGTTATCTATGAAAAACATGCAGTAGTTTGCCAGGGATCCTGCGCTGAAATTAAGCCCGCGGCTCTGTAATTTCGCGTGGGCGTGAAACGCCTCACCCATCCGGCAGAGGCCGGGGATATCGGATTTTTCAGCTTTGCGAATTCTGATCCCGGTCATATATCCACCCCGGCATATGCCCGTAAAAGAGCGTCCAGACGCTTGATTTGAATGGCGGTCAATATCATTTATTCCGCATCTCATGCGCTCGCTAATACCTCCGCTGTTTCCAGTTTGGAAAGGATGTTGTTGATTTTTGTCCCCAGGGCGTTCAGGGCGCTTTCAATGGCCGGGATGGTATTGACTACCAGATCGTCACGAAGAGCGTCAGCTGTGGCCGGGGTGTCCGCTGGATCGGTAATGGCATGGGCGGTTACGGCATTTGCTTCATGGGCCTGCTGCTTCAGCTTCAGGCCGTCGGCGTCCACATCGATGCCATACGAAGGTTTTAACTTGGTGGCCAGGCCGTCGGCGTCCACAGCAAGCCCTGAAGCGGCCTTGATTTCTACGTAAATGCCTCCGGCGTCGGACACAATACCGGAATCCGCCTTCATCAGAACGGCGACGGTGAACGTGTTCGCGATATCGTCATAGGTGAATTCAATGCCTGTGCCGGCAATGAACAGGGTATTGATTCTGTCGTCAACCCGTTCGTCAGTAAAATACAGGTTCGTGGTTCCCTCGGCCAGGTCGTCCGTGGAGAAGATGGACAGGGAAATCTGATCTTTCCGGGCCGCGTCGGAATTGCGGTCGGCAAGGCCCAGGTTAACCCCGCGACGTCCCTTGAAATCCGGATTCTGTCCGATGGCTTCCACCTGGTCCAGGCGCAACCCGATCTGGGTCAGGACGGAATTCAGGGCGTTCAGGTCCAGGCGTGCCACGGTGTACCGGTGCTTGCGGGTAGTGGTCGGAGTGGCGCTTGGTGTCGGGTTCGTCATTCGTAGCTCACCATCATTTCATCAATGGTTCCGGTTCCGGTTGCGGCGATCTGAAGCGCACGGCCCTGGGTGTGTTCCGGGAGTTTCAGTGTCCGGTTGCGGAAATTCGTAAACCCCAGGGCTTTGGTGGCTTTCAGAATCCCGTCAACATACAGGGAGGCCGTGACAGCTCCGGAGCCGGTGAACTCCACGCCGTCAAACTGTTTGTCTTTGGGATTGGATCCCAGGATGTTCCCGGACTTCCATGTCCAGGTCATGGAGGCATCCGCACCGAATAATTTCTGAACGCCGGCGGCATCGATGTAATAAATTTCCCCGGTGGAAAAATCCCGGTAAGCGGCAAACCCGATGATGTCCAGGGTGGTCCAGATCCAGGGGCTGGTCCGGGTGTCGGCCGCCAGAACACCGGCGCTGTGAAACAGGTAAATAATGCCGTCGTTTTCGATCATAAAGGCACCGGCGGCGGCGATGTTTTCCTTGAACCAGTTTTCGGTAAACGCGTCATCGGAAACCACTTCCGTCTCGATCAGGTTGAACAGCACAACCCCGGAATCGGACAGGAAGGCCACGCCCTTGGAAGTCGCGCATGCTGCTGTCCCGATGCAGGGTTCCGTCCCCAGCACTTCGGACTGCTGCAACAACTCCGGGTGGGTGCCGTCCACGCGGTAAGGGCCGGTTTCGCACAGCACGGCAACGGTCCCGGCGAAGGAGACCACCCGCTTGATGGCGGACGGAAAATTCATGTTGTAAAAAGACGGCATGGCGTCCGGATATCCGGGCTCGGTCCAGTACAGGGTGGAATCCTTCCAGAAAAACAGCATGCCGGTGAACGGCTTGTTGATGATGCCGTCAAATGTTTCCTGGGGAATATCGAATATAATGGAATTGCCCTGGTCGCTGGTGTACCAGGTCGTTGGGGATGCGCCCAGCACGGCATCCGCCCGGTTGTCGTCATATGTTGCGGTGGCCGCGGCCACGGTGGCCACGAACTGGTAAGCGGTGGATGAATCGCTCATCCGGTAGATGTTCCAGTGGGTCACATAGGCATCCGTTATCGTGGGCCGGGTCACCAGGACCCGTTTTGATGACACCGTGATCGTGGCCAGGGTGGATGGGCCGGATTCATCGATGTGCCCGGCAACGTTCCGGGTGGTGGTCATGATGTAATAGAAGGTGTCGTTCAAAGCGCCTGCGCCGTTTTCGGCAAGGGTCGGGGCGCCGAGACGGGTCTGGCCAAGCGGAACGGCCGTATCGCCGATTTTTTTGTAGGGAACTCCGGCGGCCAGATAGAACAGCAGATCGGCATCCGCGATTTTCCAGGAAAGATAATGCCGGTCGTTGCCCATCTCCCAGGCGTCGTTGAAATTGAACAGGGAATTGTAAAGGTTCACATCCGCCTGAACGGCCAGCGGAGCAGCCAGAGAGCGGATCTTGGTGGATGACAGATCCACGTTCTCGGCCTCAACCGCCCAGCCGGATTTCAGATCCGGGGAGTATCGGGGGGTTATTCCCTGGAAAAAATTCATTACGCGCTGTTTCATCGGGCCGCCTTGTATAATTTCATCACGCGGGGGACATATAAATCCCGGTCCATGGGATCACAGTACCGCTCCGTGGCTTTCTCGATCGAACCATGCCGCTTCAGCAGAAGTCGTAAAAACATCAGCCCGCACAAAATATCGATCATGTCATCGTCCTTGGCTTCCATCTGCTGAAGCAGATCCTTCATGGCGATGGTGGACATCTGGAAAACCCCCAGGCAGCCGGTACCTGATTTCTGATTCAGGCCGGAGGAGCTTTCCGTCTCTGCAATGGCGCAGGCCCAGGCCGGGTCGACACCCAGCAGGGGCGCTAAAACTTTAATCTTCGTGATAGTTTCGATCTGTTTTGTTTCCATAATCACATCGGCCTGAAATCGTCATATTTCGTCATGTTCCGGTAACTCTCGGCCACTGCCGTCCGGACCCACTCGGCATAGGCGTCGTCAAACTCAACGGACTTCATAAAAATTTCAGGGTCGTCGGACTCCTCCGCCAGGATCGCGGCGGCGCCGTAGGCAAACGCCTGGTGAAACGTCGCAGGGATGTCGATGTCCGGGTAATCCGTTGCATCGTCCATGTAGCCCGGCATGGCCACATACGTCACCTGGATGTTGTTTTCCTCGGAAGGCAGGGCCTCGCCGGCGGTGGCGGGCGGGCCGAAAATAACGATCTTCCCCGGGGAAACCGTATCCACATGCCAGCGGTTGGGGCTTACCGATTCGGCCTGGCTGTACCCGAACAGGTCCAGGATCAGCAGTTCGGTGGATGGCAGGGCCGGGCAGTCGGAGCCGTTGAACCCCACACGGATGGGGTATCCGTACAGCCGAAGGGTCCCGTCCACCTCGACGCGGTTTGCGATGTCGTATTCCTGGACATCCGCCAGAAGCTGAACGTTGATTTCTTCCTTGATCATCTGGGTCTTCAGAACGAAATCCATCACCACGTCATTGACGATTTCGGCCACGCGTGCAGGAGCATGTTTTTCACCCAGGGGATCCCCTAAAAACAGCAGCGTCAGGTTGACGATGGCGGTCCGGGATTTCCGGTAATCAGATAGCGTCATGCGGGCCTCAATGAATCGTTAGGCCCCTTGTGCCGGGACCGGGTCATTAATCGGAATTTTGCGTCTTTCCACTTGTACGCGAATTTCTTCACCTTCATGGCAGTGACGGTGGTGCTTTGCTGGGGCAGCAGAAGAAGGGCGGCCCCGTAGCGGATGTCCTTGTGAACGTACTCCGGGATGCCGGAATCAATAAAATGGTCCGGGTTCGTGGGAAATTCCGGGGTCCTCACATACGTCAGAAACAAATTGCCGTATGGGGCTATGATTTCCCGGATGATGTTCCCGGAGCCGGTCCTGGTGAAAGGCACCCCGGCCAGGCGGCGCAAAGCCCGGTTGCCGTCAAAAGGAATTCGGGCGCCGTCGGCGTCGGTCAACTGCCGCAGCAGCCCGTAATCCGAATCCCGGGTGAAATCCCCGCCCGTCTGTGACGGGGTGGGGTAAACCCCGATCTGGTTGGGGGACAGAATGTCCCGGAAAAATTCATACGGAAACCCGGTGGCGGACGTGTTTTTCTGCTGGTAATCATACTCGGCCATGGCCCTGGGCAGAACCACCCGCCCGGCAAGGCCGTGAATCCCAACCCGGAGAATGCGGAGGCAGTTGGGCGGTAGGTCATACACCGCCACATTTTCGGTCAAGGGGACCAGCGAGGATTCCTTCAGCACCTCGGTTTCCCGGGTCATGTTGAACACGGCGTCCTTGACCGCGGCCTGGGCTTCGGACCACATCCAGTTCCGGCCGTCCTGGCCGTCGCCGTAATAGTCCGCACACAGCCGCAGGGTGTCGTTCACCATCATCCGGACGGTTTTCGCGTAGGCAGACGCCATTAAAGCACCTCGTAAAGCTCGTCTTCGGTAATGGTCCTGGTTTTTGCGATGTCCCGGAGGGCCACATAATCGGATTTGCCGATCCACCCCAGCAGCTCGAACGGAAACCGGGGGGTGAATGTCACGACTTTCCGGCGGCGCATGTTGATGCCGTTTGCGGAATCCGGTTCGGCCACGGGTTCGATGGCGTTACGGAGGACGTCAATCACTTCCTTGGGCACCGGCAGATATTCGTTCCGCTGCATCCGGTATTTCTTTCCGTTCACCCCGACGTGGATTTCATCCGGGTCCTGTTTGCGGGTTTTGCCGGGAAAGCGGATCACGGCGAACTCCTTTGCCGTGCGCTTCTTCTCGGGTACTTCGTCTTTCAATGCGGGTTCTGCCATAAATCCTCCTGATTATTACGCAGGGACGAAAGATCTTTCGCCCCTGCGGGGCAATAATGCTGGTGTTTACCGGATAACCATCCAGCAGAGCTGTTCACCGTTCGCGTTCATATCGGCATCCGCGCCGATGGTGAACCCGGGTGTGGTGGTGACCCTGGCGCCGTCTCGGGGGTCAGGGATGACTGCGTCGCCGAAGCACTGATAGGCAGCATCAGTGGCGGCGGTGCGGTTATAATGGCCGTCCACGAACACCTCGCTGGCGTCGTCATCGATCAGGCCGTCGCCGCCTGCCTCATAATTCCAGCGATTGTTGGTCACGCCGTCATATTCGAGAAGGGTCCCGCCGGCGTAGGCGGCAATGCCGTCCGCGGCCAGGACCGTCCGGTCGTAATCGGTGTCGTCGATCCCGGTTTCCTTGACGCCTTCATCCGTGGCGGCGACAAGGGCCATGTGGTTGACCCATTCCAGGGCAGGGAGCAAAGCCCCGGCGTCTTCCAGGTTCCATACCTTGACGTACCGGGGAGTCCAGCCGAGGCAGACATTGATGGCCGCGCCGGTGCCGTCGCACGTTCCAAATACAACATTTTCCATGTCAAAATCCTCCTGTTGATCATTGTGGTGAGGGGCGAAAAATTTATCGCCCCTACGGTTGCATCATTACACCGGGTTGGCGGTGGCGGACGTTTCCAGCCTGGCCATCAGGTCGTCATTCAGGATCACGGCGCTGTGCCAGAACTTCCAGCCCAGGGTGCCGAGCTGGCCCAGCGGATCCCCGGGAGCAGGCTTGGGGTTCACCACGGCGATACTGCCGGAATTGACCCCGCGCAGCGGCACCGTGGCCCATGCGTCCGGGGCCATGATGATGATGGGGTACACATCCACGGCCACGGCGGCGTTGGTGGTCGCCAGCATGGTGGCGCCGGCGGCTCCGGCATCCGCCCAGGGGTCGAACATGGTGGTCAGCAGAAAACGGATGTTTTCTGCGGAACCCACCTCGTACTCGAACGCCTTGCCGGGCTCGGAGTAGTCCTGGACCTGCTTGAACCCGGAAACCGCTTTCAGGTCGGGTTCCAGGTCCGTGTGTCCGAGGCCGATGAAAGACGCCTGCACCGGTGTGGTGCCGTACTTGGCGGACCCGGCCAGGACTTCGGTGTAAAACTCCGCGTCGCTGCTGCGGAGGTCTCTGGATATCTTCCGGAAATCCCCGCGGTCGCATACCGTGTTCACGGCGTTTCTGGCGGCGCCGTTGGTGTAATAAACGTTGGTTCCGCCCTTAACCACGTTGATGTTCAACGCCTCCCGGGTTTCTTTCATCTGCCGGGACAGCAGGCTGTTGAACTCGGTCAGCACCGGATCTTCGTGGGTGTCTTCGATCACGTCGGTAATTCCGATCCAGTCCCCGTATTGTTCAACGGTGCATTCCACGTCCACATACGTGGGCTTGGTGCCGGTGGGCGGAACGCCTTCGGCAAGCGGCGTTGTCGCTGCGGCCAGGGCGATATACCGGCGAAAGATCATGGTCCGGCCTTTGCCCTTCTGCATGGGCTTGGTCTGGGCGAACCGCTCCGTGATAATGCCGGGGGAGGTCCTTTTCAGCAGGGCGCCCCAGGCGGCAAAATTTGTCCGGGGAGAAATGTCCCCGTACATGGTGTATTCACTGGGCATTTTTTATGCTCCTTTCGTTATGATGCGTGTTTGTTAAAAATTTCGTCCGGGGATTCCTCGGATTTTTTCGAGGGCCGGGATACGTTCGTCCCTGGGGGGACGCTGCCGGAGGCGAACTCTTTCATCTGCTCGGCAGGCAGTTTCTGCTGCTGGTCATGGAGGCTGGCGGCGGCGGCGGCCTTCTCGGTTTTGTACCGGGTCATAATGTCGATGGCGTTGCGGGGATCGCTCACCATGCCGAATGTCGGATTTTTGCCGATCTCCAGAGTCCACCAGGCTTTAAAATCCGGGGTGGCCATAATCTTGTAGGCGTCCGGATGGCCGTCGATCCACTGTCCTTCCGGGGTGGAAAACCCAGTCACCACCCGCTTCTCGAAATCGGCCTGGGCCAGGGCGTCCTTTACGGAGGATACGGCGGCCGGATCAAAATCACCAAACCGGGTTTTGATCAATTTCTCGGCCTCGAATTGAACCGCCTTCTGCATATCCGGATAGTCCTCGTAAAACTCCCTGATCTCGGCAGGCATGTCATCGGCTGCCGGGGGGGGTGGATCCGGAGGAACCTGCGGTTTGGGCTGGGACTTTTTCAGCTCGGCCAATTCCTGGGCCATGCGGGTGGCCCAGGCCTGGGTATCGGACAGGGCCTTCTGAAGGCTGGCCAGGTCTGGACCTGAAGGGGGCTGGTTTCCATCAACAGCGGTTGCCGGGCCTTCTATGGGCGGGGTGGCCGGTGCTTTGCCGGTTTCACCTGCTTTAACAGGATCTTTCACGGTTTCATCGGGTTTACCCTCATCAACGGTATTTCCGGGATCCCCGGCATCCGCCGCTTCAACGCCTGCGCCTTCATCAAACGCCGCTTCCGCATCAATACCTTCATCCGGCGCTCCTTCATCGCCTTCATCCTCAACCTGTCCATTTTCTTCCGCCTGATCTTTCTTCATCCGTTCCTCCATTTCTCTCCGGTAATCCTGGGTGTCAGGGCCGGGATGGGTTCCGTAATTTTCTTTTAAACGCTTGACGTGTCTTTAATAATCCTCTGTAACGTAAATGATCCGGACCTTGCCGGTGGCGCCGTTGACGGCGTTGTTGCTGATGTTCAATGTAACCCGGCCGATTACCGGCGCCGGGCCGTATGCCGAATTCAGAACCGCGTCGGATCTCTGGGACGCGGATGTGCTCCGGTTGGCCAGGGCGCCGCCCATGACATCGATCCCGTAGGAGTCCGTCAGGGTGATATCGTAATTGTCCGTGGGCGCGGTTGCGCCGGGATCGGTATCCACCACCAGGATCGAGCCGTTGATCGGCCAGGTGGTGGCAACGGATGCGAACGTCCCGTCCGTGTGCGCCGTCCAGGACATTTCAATAACGTCGAGATTGGCATGCTTGAAATGTTCCTGGGTGCATGAGCTGGCGGACAGGGCGCTTGACGCCGGGATCAGCAGCAGGGCAAGCAGGATAAGAACATATTTTTTCATAATGCCTCCGATTACAATCCGGTTGCGTGGATCCGGTACGCCACCTTAACGGTCATGGTGGTGTCGTTTGCGGCATTTCCGGCGATTTCACCGTCACCCGTATTGAACAACTGCAGGGCCTTGTTGGCGGTGTTGGCGGCGGCAACTGTCGCGATACCGGCAGGGTTCACAAACGCCATCTGATCGGCGGTGACATCGATAAAACCCGTGGTCTCGATGGCTGCCGTGGCGTCCTGGCCGGAGGTGGCGTACTCGATCACCAGGTTGTCCGCGGTTTCCGTCAAGCCGTTGGTCCCGTAATCCAGGATCAGGACCGCGGAGACCAGTTCCAGCACATAGCCTGCACCGGGGGCGGCCACCAGGGTCTTGGGCGCTGCGCGCAATGCCTTGATCTGGGCATTGGTCAATTCAACGGTGTCGTGATAAATCACGGATCCGGAATCGAACCCGACGCTGGCCATGTTCGTTGCCGCGCCGGTGGCGGAAATATCCCAGTCCGAAGAATCGATCGTGAGGGTAGTGGACGTGGAAATCCCGTCGGTGATGGCCAAGGGATCGTTAAACGTGGTGGTTTCGTTAAAGGTCACACCCTGATCGAACGTCCACTGGGAATTGATCAGGGTGTCCCGGGTGGCCGAAAACCCGAACGTTAAAAACGCACATGCCAGAACGATTGCGGCGATGGTCCATTTTCTTTTCATTTTACTGCCTCCTGATGTTTTGGTTTCCGGGTCACACCCATTCCGTGTGTGCCGTTGTTTCAGTGTTTTTGTTTTTAAGCTCACGTTCCGCGGTCAACTGCAGGGCTATCCCGTTTGGGATATTTACGGTGATGTCCTCGATGATCTGGAGCACGCCCTTCCAGTATCCGTTGCGTTCCTCGGACTGACCCACGCGGCGAAGGCTTCTGGCGGCATTTTTTTCAATGCCGGTAAGAACGTCCTGGAAAAACTGCCAGTTCGGTTCCCGCATCAACTGCAGAATCCGCTGGCCTTCATCAATTCCGATGGCCGGGCCGGTGATTTCACTCATATCGGTTGCTCCATTCCTGGGGCCGGAGGTGGAACAGCGCCCGGCGTTTTAGGCAGCATCCTGGAAAGCTCTTCCGTCTGCTGGTTCAATTCTTCGTCAGACGGGTAAAAACGGTCCGGGTCCAAATCCCTGGATCTGGCCAGTTCGCGGAGAAAGGGCAGGATTTTAGTGAACTGGGCCGTGAACTGGTTGGAGATGGAAAACTGCAGCAGGGCCATAATGTCCTGGGACCGTTTTTCTTTTTCCAGATAGCTCTGGTATCCGGTGGCCGATACGGTGTAATCCCCTTTGATGGACTCATCCGGGCTGGTCATCATGTTCCAGTGGTAAAACGCCGTGACCAGGGGCTCTATATGGCCTTCATCCAGGTTCCGGATGTTCCCGGCGATCATCTTATTACCGGCCTCGGCCATCTTGGCCATCTCGTAGGCGGTGCGGTTCTTGGGACCCTGCTGGCCTTCCATGGTCCGGGCGATGCCGGTTTCCTCATCCGCGAACTGGCGAAACATCTCCACCTGTTCGGGGATGGAACGGGTGTTGTCAGGGGGGGAAAAGAACTGCATCGCGGACTGGACGTTCTCTACGGAGTCGTCCACCTCAAAAACCTTGCCGGGGTAAAGGGTCTTGTTCTGGCCGGGGGCCATCTTCCGGGGGTTCCAGGAGATCAGCAGGTTGGCGGCCAGGGCTTTGTTGTCCAGGAGAGCCCGGGTCAATCCGTTGATGATCATCTGGGAATCTTCCATGTCCTCGGGCAGGCCGATCCCGGCGGATTCAGAGGGGACCCCCTGCCATTTGGCCATGTAGATGGGGCGGTACGGCATCAGGTTGACGACGGGCTTGCGGATCACCACGGCGGTTTTCGCCTTGGCGCACACGCAGAAGACTTCTGCTTCACGGGAACCGGATCCGGATTCTATTTTTGAATCCGACAGGTATTTGCGGGGCACACGGCCGTAAAAAAAATACACAGGGATTACCCGCCGCCTTCGGCTGTACTGTTCCCGGATGGGGCCCTGGGAGTCGTCGTCATCCTCGCTGTTTTCGTTATTCTCGGAAAACTGAGCGGCGAGGGCTTTTACGGCTTCGGCGTCATATCCCGGTTCGTCAGCCAGATCCAGGAACCTGCCTTTGGACATCATTTCCCTGTAAACAATGCCGTGGCCGGCCTGGTGGTCCGGGTTTTCCAGGTCCCAGAACACATTCCAGCAGGGCAGGTTCTCGGCGGCCGGCTTCATGTCGGAAACCACGGCGAGGCTGTGCCGGCCGTACTGCTGCAAGATCCGGGGGGGGATGAACATGTCCATGCCCGGGATTCCGAAATTGACGGCGACACGGTTCCGCTTGCGCAGCACTGGGCCGTGCAGCCAGCTCCATCCGTACAGGACGGTTTCGAGGGTCGATCCCTGAAATACCCGGTCGGCATGGCATTCGGAAAAATCGTCATGGATGTTTTTTTTCATCCGGTCGCAGCGGAGGGCTGCCTCCTCCGGAGGGATGACCGTCATGTCGCCGGTTTGGCTGATGGGTGTTGGCGCAATGTCCCAGGGCAGCTCGCCCTTCTGAAGCAGCGCGGCCATGCAGTTGTTGAATCCGGCCAGGACCTTTTGCTTTGTCAGGCGCACGAATACCTTGCTGCGCCAGTCGAAACCCTCGGTGGCCCGCCATTTTTTCAGGCTGTCGGAATTGTATTTGCCCTTGAATGCGTCGTAATTCCGGCGCATCTGGGGTTCCAGCAGGGTGGACCGTTCATCCTTGAACCACTTGAAGAGGTCATCCACGATGTATCTGGCGAGCTTGTCTTCTTCCATCAGGTGCGCCCCCGGCCTTTTCGTTTCCACAATTCTTCCACCCGCTGAAACACCCGGGTTTTGCCGTTTTCAATTTTCTGAATCACCGGCATCCAAACCCTCAGCACAACCCGTTTCTTGTACAGGTAATCCACCCACCCCAGATGATCGAAGCTCTCGATCCCGGCGTTAATCCGCATGTCGTCAGGATCGATGGGCTTGCCGGTCATCTCTTGGACGGCGTGCATGAAGGCCCCGTGAATGACCTTCCGGTGCTCTGTCGCGCAGTCGAACAGCAGCTGGTTTCTGGGGTTGTCCAGCATGGGCGCTGCGCCGGGGTTGATGAGGTCGTTGAGCGGCATGGGCTGTTTCCTCAATCGAATTCAGGAATGGAAAACACCTTGCGGACCAGGGAGCAAAGCGGCATCACCGTCAGGTTGTCCAGTTTGGTCGTGGAATCCATGGCGTATGCCTCGATCTTGTCCAGCAGGTAATCCACGAACTTCTTCAGGGTGTCCCCGTCCAGGGTCTGCAAAACAACGTCCATCAGCTTCATGATGACGGACAGCATGATTTTTTCCTTCATCTTATACCCACCTTTCTGCACCGCCGCTTGAAACGCCAGTCCCGGATGCGGCGGAACGCCCGGAGAATGGCCATGGGGTTAACGAGTAATCTTGGCATTGGCCGTGACCCTGCCGAAAATAGCGAATGCCGCGCCGGCGACCTCGAGGATCTTCAGAATCAGTTCCGTGGTGGCGTCCTTGTCTCCGGCCGAGAAATGAAAACCGTACTGGTCCAGCAGGGACGCAATGATTGCGACCACGGCGCCGATGATCGTTTTCGAAAAATACCATTTTTTGGACATGTCATTTCCTTCGCAGCAGCCAGATAAAAAATTTCACAACCGGGTTGACCGGCAGGAACAGGTGGCAACCGGTTTCAAGGTCGGCGCCCTGGCATTCGATCAGCATGTCCGGATATTCCCGGCAGTACCGGCAGGGGGTTTTCATTTGTGGATCCTTTCCCAGTAATCAAAATACCGGGTGTACGTTTGACGCTCGGCAGCCATCGCCCAGGGCTTTAATTTCAGCCTGCCCCATTTGCGGTAATACCTGCGCGAGAACCATTTCATTTTCCGGAAGCCCCTTTGTCGAAAGCCGCATCGGCATCGTCCTTGTCCATCCTGCCGGTGCCGGAGATCCCGATCTGCTGGATCTGGATCTCGATCCGGTGGCGGGTTTTTTCCGTATCCTTGTTCGTGATGGCGACTTCGATAATCTTGCCCACGGCGGATATGTTCACCGTAGCGCCGGCGGGGATCTTCTCCAGGCCTTTGATTTTGGCGATTTCGTCCTTGTCCAGGGTGATCTTGAGGCCCCAGGGATATTGTTCATCATTGCCCGCGGGCACATCGCAATACGTCTTCAACTGGGCCTTGGTTTTCTTGGGCCTCTTCATGTCGATAAGCTGCATGGTTCCTCCTAAAATCCGATAACGTCGTCCAGGGGGACGAAGATGTCCTTCTGCCGTGCGGCGATTTCTTCCGCACGATGGGGCCGCCAGTGCTCGCCGATCTGGTGGCACAGCAGCGATATGGAATCCACGATGTCCTTGTCCTTGCCTTTGGGGAACCGGCGGATCTGAAGCTCGGCGTCCGCCAGCCAGGACGGTTGATCTTTGCCCTTCCGGGGAAGCAGCACGGCGCCTTCCTTGGCCCGGCCCTGGAACGGCCTTGCCTTGGCGATCTTGTCGCCCTGGGGAAGCTTGGTGTCCAGGTTGGGAAACAGGCCGGTTTCCCGCATGCGGATTTTCAGAAACGGCATGATGGTTCTCTGGATGTTCTCCGCCTCCAGGGTGAATATGCCGGGTTTGTACTGGGCCTGGACATCGATGATGTTGTCGATGATCTCCATGGAGCCCCAGTGGCCATACCGCAGATGGGCAATGTACAGATCAAAATCGAAATTGATGCCGCCGACCACGATGGCCGTGTCGCACGCGGTATCCGCCTCGGAGATGGCAAGGTCGGCAGCAGCGAAATATATCAGGCTGGGCGGAAGGCGGTCGTACCGCCCGAACCATTCCATCCTGAAAAATGCGGTCTCATCATCAGGAACAGGGTCAAGCAGGTACTGGCAGGAATAGGTATAAAGGGAAACGGTCGGGTCCCGCTTAATAGCGTCCAGCTGATTCGGGCCGAACTGCACCGGCCATAGGGTTCGGCGCACACGGATGCCGTCTTCCGTGGATTCGGTCCACTCCGCTGGCCGCTTGTAAACCTTGTATTCGTTGGAATCCTCCATTTCACGGTGGAGGTCCCCGTCATCGTAAATGGTCCCGCAGATCTGGATCAAACCGTCCGGGCTTAAAATAGATGAGCGCACCAGGCCGAAATTGTCGCGGGTCTTGGTGATCTGGGCCCGGGTCGTCACCGACTCCGGCGTCACCAGGTCGTCGCCTTTGATCTTCGGAAAATGCAGGGATGTCGGCATGGAGTCCAGGCCGTACACCCCGATGGAGGGTTCCTGCCGGCCGTCATGGCCGGGGAGGATCAGTTCCTCGTCCGTCCACTTCTCGGCCTGGCGTTTCGGGTTCTCCCACAGCAGCTCCGGGAACATCCACTTCAAATCCTGATTCCTCTCGAATTGAAACCGGATGGGCCGCAGCTTCCACTTGGCCTTTTTCATCTGATCGCAGAAAATGGCCAGGGGCTCGCTCGGGGCCTTCAGGTATTGCCGGATGGTATCGGACGTGTTGAAGATCTGGGTTTTGCAGTGGCCCCGGGGGAGCAGGTAAAGGGTCATGCTTTCTTCTTTTACCAGCTCGTCGGCGAACGCTTTATGCGGTTCCTCGCAGAGCCACCAGTGGCCCAGAACATACTTGCCCAGGAAATAGAGGTCGGAAACCACCATTTCCCTCAACACCTGGCGCTGGATGTCTTCAGCTTCCTGTTTTAAATCGTCCAAGAATCGAATGTACTTTGGATCCGGACGATACAGGGGACTCGTTAATGCAAGGCTCACCGTCTTTGTCTTCTCCGGGTTTCGGCAAATTGCCGAGCTTCTGCCATTTGGTGTAAACGATCTGGTGAAGGTTCATGGCCGCGTGGGACCGCATCTTGTAATCGTAACCGGCGGGCTTTATTTCGCCGGAGGAGTCCTCTTTCCGCTGGTTCCGGAAGATCATTAGGAAATAGGCCTTGATCTCTTCCAGGATCTCGATGTCGCCGGGCACGGTGATCTCATTGTAATCCTGGACCATCTGGCAGCCCTGGGCCGCACGTTCTTCACGGATGGTCTGAAGATGCCGGTGAACCGTGGGCTGGCTGATGCTGTCATCGATGCCCCTGGATTTCAGTTCCTCGGAAAGCAGGTCGGCGATGTCCTGGGTGGTTTTCCCTTCGCCGTCCAGCTTCAGCAGTTTACCGACCAGTTGGTATTTGAGGATTTTGTTGATGGCCGCCATGGCTTATTCCAGTGATTCAAATAAAATGAATAATATGGCGATTTATATAACACGGGATTTTGGAGAGGAAATTTTGGGGGGTGTTTTAAGCACCAAGACGCACTAAGGCGCACTATCCAGCACTAAAACGCATATATAAAGTTCTTGACAGGGTTTTAATTTGAGGGGTTTTGTTCCTGATTTGAAACGAGAAACCAGTTGTCTATTTCGGTTTTATGACCTATGAAAAATTTCCCGGCCCGTTTCACAGGCAATCCATGCTTAATCAGAATATTCAACGCCTCTTTTGAAATCTTCAAATAACTCATGATCTCGCGTTTGCCCACCAGGGCCTGGGTCTCGGGCATAGGTCTTTTCTCCTGTATGTTAAAATTTAACGTACAAAATCACAGTTCGTTTGCATAAATCTCCTTGATTTCTTCGGGCTGGATGCACAGATAATCCAGGGTCTGGCGCTGGGAATAATGGTTGAAGCAGACCATGAGCAGGGGGAGGCTGACACCGAACGTCACCCGTTGATGATATCCCCAGGTCTTCCGGAGGGTGTGGCTGCCGTAATTCCTGGTTAAACCGATATCACGGCACCAGGTCTTGACCTTCAGGTTCAGGGCCGGGACCGTGATGACACCTCTTTTCCCGGTAAATAAAAAATCATCGTCTTTCAACTGGTTGGCTTCAATCAGCGCGTTGATCACGTCCGTGCAGCTATTGTTGAGCGTGATAATCCGGTGCTTC